GGAGATGAGTACAAGGTATATGGAGAATTTTTAACTAAACATATGAGAACAGAATTAATTAAAAAAGCTAAAGTACAATTAGAGGCACAAGATAGTGTTTTTTCAGCAATGAGAACAGAAAATTCTAGAACTGATTATAAAAGTTTTAATAAAGAATTAGTAGCTTTTTTAGATGGTAAAATAGAAGGTATGGATTCATTTTTAGATAGATTAGAAAAAAATACAAATTTAGAATCATCACAAATAACGGCTTTAAGAACAGCATTTAAAACAACACAAACACATATCGCAAGTGGTACATCAACTTGGGATTCAGTCGCAGGAATACAAACTAAATCTGTTTTAACTTATCTAGTGAATGCGGGTGTAATTGATACAAAATCTGAAATGCAGGTTATTAATAATGCACAATTAAATGGTTTATTAAAACCAGAAGATGCTACTACTTTAATGGATAATGCAAAGGAATATACTAAAGATAGAAATAAGATAAAATTAACAATGACAAAGAGTGCTATAAATATGGTATCTAGGGAATTAAATATTGATAGCAGTTATATGGACAAGTTTGAACAAGCAATAGCACAAAATCCAGAAATGACAGGAGAAGAACAATTTGGTTTACTAATGGGGTTGGCAAATAACTCTAAAAATCCTAAAGAAGCATATGAAGCATTATTAAATATTTCTCAACTTTTAGCAGAAGGAGAAAGAAAAGGTTTTACTTGGAAAGAAATGCTTTTAGAAAAGGGTGGGGCTAATTATATTTTAGATGATATTATTTCAGTACATAAACAAAATATTGATAAAGCACATACTGTAGCATGGACACAAGGATTAGATAACGAACAAGAAAATGCTAGTGTTAAAATATTAGGAGGTTCTTATTTTATTACAGATGATTACTTTACTAATAAAACATCAACAATAACAAAAGTTGAAATGCCACAAAGACAGGATGGAGAAAGTATTTTAGCTTATACAAAAAGAATAGGTACTATACTCCCTAAAGATACTAATCCATTTTTCCCTTCATGGGTATCTAATGATATGAGTATTGGTGATTTAGATGTTGCTGGTATTTTAGTAAAAAGTACAAAATAAATTATGGCACAATTAACAGCATTACAATTATATCAAGCTGGTTTTTCTGAAGGTCAAGTATTAGGTTTTATAGATGACCAAAGAAAAGCATTAAAAGCTGCTGGTTTTACTGATATAGAAATAAATAATCATTATGGAATAAAACAAACACACAGTTCTGCAATAAAACCAGAACATTTATCACCCAATGTAGAAAATATTTTATTACAACATAATGAATTAGGTAAAATAGATCAATTAACTAAAAAAAATGAAAAAGAAAAAATATTAGATGATAAAAATGTCATAGCTAAAAATGCTCTTAATAATGAGAAAATTCTATTTAAGGATTTTGCTATTGATGACCAAAGAAATATCCTTGAAATGGGTATGTCGGCTAGTAAATTATTTAAAGATGATGAAGATGGAAGATTAGGATTTATAGATAATTGGTTATCTACTCAATATCCAGATTTAGATATAACTAATAAAGATTTTATTAATGATTTAGGAGTAGTGGAATCTGCTTTAAATGATATTTATCAAGGTAAAAAAGATAAGGGTTTTTATGCTCGTAGTTTAAAAAATAAAATGCTAATTGGTAAGTACCAAGTTGATAAAGCAGTAAAAGAACATGAATTAATCAAAGCAAGAAAAAAAGCCGAATCATCTAATCCAAAAGTATTACATACTACAGCAACAACAGGTTTTTATACTTACTCATTCTTACAATTTATGAAACAAGAATATGAAGCTAATGATTTTGAAATGATTTGGTTAAATGAGGCTATTAGTTTTATATCATCTATTGAATCAAATAACAGAAATATAATTAATCCCGACCCAAATAGTTCAGCTTCTGGTTATTGGCAAATGACTAAAGATACAATGAAAACTGCTTTAACAGCTTATGCACAATACATGCAAAAATCTGATCCTAATTGGCAAGTTCCAGAATGGATGGAATTGGCATCTGAACATTTAGATATGACTAAACTTGATAATCCAGATTATCAAAGAGCATTAGTTATAGCTAATTTATATAATAGAAAAGGAACAGATGAATTATTTAAACAAATAATGAGAGGTGATAGAGAGCAACAATTAAATGCATTAAAAGAATTATATAGAAAACATCATTATGCTGGAAAAGTGTCAAAAAAATTAGAAGAAAGAATAGAAGAATATTTTAATAGTTGGGGAACACCAGATTATGCATATGAACATGGACAATTAGCATTTTGGCCTTCTGAAAATAAAGATGGATTTAATAATCCATTTGGTAAAGATAAAGAATTTTTTAAAGAATCAGCGAAGTTTATGGCTGATATTCCTTACTATGCCGCAGAAGCAGCAGAAAAATTAGGTATTCCATTAAATAGAGGTCATTACAATGTTTTTACTAATGGATATACTTTATCTGTAAATGGTTTCATAGATAAGTTTCATCAAATATTAAATGAAGACCCAAATATTTCAGTACAAGAAGCCTACCAAAAAGTATTTATGTGGCAAGAACAAAGTTTTGGTAGAGAGATAGTATCTGGTTTTGTTACTATAGCTAATGATTTTCCTTGGATGGTAGCAGGATGTGTAGGGGCTAATGTAGCTGCATCTGGTGTATATGCGGCTTCTGGTGGTACAGGATTAGTAGCATCACCTATTGTATGTGGTGCTGGTGGATATGCTTTACCAGAAGTTATAAGAGATTCTTATATGAGAGCTATAGATGCTGGTGAAGTAGATAATTTTAATGATTTTTTAAAACATTTCTTTACTCTTAAAACTGCTTGGACAGGTACTAAATCTGCGGCAGTAGGTGGTGCAACATTAGGAGTAGGAAGTAAAGTTACAAAAGTAATTGGAACAAAATTAGGTGCAGGTACAATAGGAGAAAAAGGTACGTATATAGCAAGTAAAGATGCAAGTATACTTGCAAAAGGAGGAACATTAACTTCAAGAGTAGGTTCTGAAGTTACAACAATGGTAACTTTACAAAGTCTATTAAATGGTCATGTTCCTACTAAAAAAGATTTTGCCCATGCTGCTGTTATGATATTTGGGATTCATGCAACAGTAAAAGTAGGTAGTAATGCTATGGGTACAATGAAAGGTATCTATAAAAGATTTGGAATACATCCTAAAAATATAGTTGAACTTACTAAAAATAATCCAGACGCAATGGATAAACTAGCAAATGGTATTGTTCCAGATGAAGTAAATGCTTTGGCTACACAGCTAATGAAAAAAGCAGAAGAAACTACTAATAAAAAAGTATTACCTATATCTAAATATAAGAATAATGAAAAGGTAACTACTAATAATGGTGAAGAAGTTATTGTTGTTGGTAAAGAAGTACAAAATGGAGAAAGTGTTTTAATAGTTAAACAACCGAATGGATTAAAAGTACCTATATTAGAAGCGGAAGTAAGAAAAATAAATAATGAAAATATAGAAATTAAAGTAAATAAGAATAAAAAAATAGAAGTTAATGAAACTGTAGATAAAGATTTTGTTGAAAGACAAAAAAATGGTGAATTTGATAAAGATATTGTTGAAGTAACTAAAGATGAAACTGGTATTCATATAAAGGATTTTGATGGCACAGTAAATAAATCTACACCTTTACAAGCAGTAAATGATGTAGGAGGAAAAATTAAAATTACTTCTGTAGATAATAAATCATCTGCTAATCCTTCAATGCTAGTTATTAATAAATACTATCCTAAACTAGCTAAAGTAATTCAATCTTCAAAAGAAACAAGAAGTGAAGGTAAATTCAAAACATCTAAAGATATAATTGACCATGTTTTTAAAGGGTTAGATACATCATATAAAAAAATATCTATAGTTTTTGGTATTAAAAAAGGTGAATTAGCTGATGTTGATACTTTAGTAGGAAGAATAGGAAAAAAATATGTTTCCTTTTCACGGAAAGCATACAATGAATTAATCAAATTTACTGATGTAGATGGTAAAGTAAAAAATGCAAAATTAGTAGCTAGTGATCCTAGTAAACCTATAGTGTTTATACATCCTAAATCTAGTGAACCTATGGGTATATTAATGACAAGAAAGATTGATGGGGAATTAAAAACACAAGCACATACTTATTTTAGAAATCATAAGATCAAAGATGACATGGATGGGATGCACTATGATCGTGTTAATAGTACAAGGGATGGTAATAATTTTGAAGTACCGCCAGATGAATATACATCTAGTAGACCAGAACAAGGTTATAAAGATGTAGCTTGGAAAAGAATCTACAACAATGCAAAAGGCATAGATTTAGATTCTATGATGGATTTAGTAGAAGTTTTTATAAAGAAATCACCAGAAATAAAGAATCTTCCACCAAAATTAAGAGGGTATTTTCAATTTAAAGGTAAATTAGCACCTAGAGTAGTTATCGCTAGAAAGCTACAAGAAATGCCAGAAAAATTATATATGGTTTTAGCACATGAAATTGGGCATATGATAGATTATCTACCTAACAAAACTTTAGCAAGAGGTAACATACTTGGTTCTATGGCTACTCTTAAAAGGTTTATGAATGAATGGATAGATGGAAAAAATGATGGTGCTAGACCTTTAGATGTAAAAGAAATTAATGCACTTAAAAAGAAAGCAAATGAAATAGCTAAAAAATTAGAGAAGGAAACAAATAAAGAAATAGGTGAATTAAAAATTACACCAGAAACTATATTAAAAATATTTAATGATGCTAAAGCAAGAGAAAAGATACCACCAGAATTTTATGAAGCATTTATTAAATTAGGAGAATCTATAAAAAGACAAGTCGTTAAAGATGCAATGAAGGGATTAATGTCGCATCATATGAAAGCTATAGCAGATAAGATTAATGGTAAGAAAGTTGATCCTAAACTTTCAGAAGAAGCATTAAAAATATTCCAAGAATTATTCCAAAAGGAAATTAAAGAAAGAGGACTTGTAAATAAAGAATGGATTATGCAAGAATTAAAATCTTTAAGTCATAAATGGAAACCTTTTAATCCAAAAAATGATCCTGTTTATACAAAGTATAGATATAATCCTAGAGAGTTATTTGCAGATTTTATGATGGCTTGGTTATTAAAACCACAATGGGTTGCTTTAAATATGCCTAAATCATTTGAATTATGGGTTAATTTTATTGAAAGAAAACCAGCACTTCGCAAATTATATGAAGATATACAAATTGATTTAAATGCTGGAAAAGAAACAAAAATATCTAAAATCATAGCTAAACAAACTAAAGAATTTAGAGATGCTAATGAAACTATTATGGATCAAATTAAAAATCTTTTTCAAAAGGATTATGTAGATATGTTTCATGCAGAAATGATTGATACAATGGGATTTTTCTTTAGAAGAAATAATGCTATGAAAGGTTGGTTTAATAGATGGCATAGTGAACAAGCTAAAGACTTAAATATATCTATAGAAAGATATAGATACAGACATTCCCAATTAAAAAGATATGCAGATGATATGATTCATCATGTGTTAGACCCTATGTTAAATCTAGGACATAATATTAATGAATTTGGTGTAGGATTATTTTTAAGAAATCTATTTGAAAGTAATCAAAGAAAGAATGTAATCACTAGAAGATTTTTTAAATTAGATGAAAAAGTAGAAGCTGAATTACTTAAAAAGTTTGAAGGACAATCAATAGAAGCTGTATGGGAATATTGGGTAAAACAATATCCAGATTTAATTCCTTTAATGGATAAGTTTTATGAATTAAGACAATCTAAAATTATAGCTGAATTAGAAAAATCACAGACATTACCACAAGAAACTATTGATTTAATGAAGTCAAATCATCAATATATTACCCATGATGTAGTAAAACATTTATTAAAGAGATTACAAAAACATGGGATTAATAAAATAGCTACATCTTTCATTGGTAAAACAACTGGTACATTTAATCCTATTAGAAATCCATTAGAAGCTACTATTGAAAAAGATATGATAATGCTAGTAGAAGCTAAAAAACATGAAGTTTTGAGAAATATGGTTTCGTGGTTAAAAGAAAATAAAGAAGTATTTGAAACATATGAATTTTTAGGTCAAGGAAATAAAGCTAGTAAACTCATTGATAAGATGGAAAAGAAGTTTTTATTACCAAAAGATCAAATAGGTAGAATTATAGTAAAACCTACAAAACAACAATTAAGACTAAAAGTAAAACCACCAGAAGGAATGGAACAAATATCTTATTTTGATAAGGGTGAACTAACAACTTACTGGGTCAATAAACAAGCTACTAGAATGTTTAGAGAAAATCCTTGGCAAATACGAATAATATCACGAATTATGACTAATCTTACAGGGCCATTTAAAAAAATGTTTACAGAATACAATCCTGCTTTTTGGCCTGTAAACTTTAGTAGAGATTCTTTTAATACTATAAGGTTATTACCTAATGCTAGATTTTTTGATTTTGAACATGGTGGTAGAAATTCTTGGGTAAAATATTTGAAAAGAGGTTTTATACCTACAATTAAATCTGTGTATGGTAGAGGAACAAAATTTACAAGATGGGCAGAAGAACAAAATTTTCTTATTGATATAACAGAAGGTCATAGAGGACAAGCTGGTGAAAGAGCCGCTAAATTAGGTTTAGATAATGATACAGTACAATTAGAATTATTCTTAAGAAAATTCAGATCAAATAAACTGACATTAACTAAAAGATTAAATAAAAGGACAGGTGAATGGGAAGTGCCACAAGGTACTATAATGGAATTATGGCATGAAATATTTGGAGATCATGGTTTCTTTGGACATCTAGGTGCAATGGCAAGAGTAGCTGAAAGATGGCCAAAAATAAGTGGGGCTATGTATTTAGTTGATGCTGTTAAAAGAGGTGAATTGAAAATGGATGTAGGTGAAATGATGATTAGAGTTCAAGAAGATATAGGTTCACCTTCATTTTTAAGACAAGGTGGTGCTAACATGATAACTAATACAGGTTTAATATATTCAAATGCAATAAAAGAAGGTTGGAGAAGGGAATTTACAAGATTTAGAGAAGAACCTTTTTCTTATATGAGTAAATTTTTCTTTTATAGTATAGTGCCTAAAGTTATAATGAAGGCAATGCAAATGGGTGCTTTTGGTACACCATTAGCTTTGCTTTATTTAGGTGTTAAACAATATGATATGAACAATTATATTATTGTTCCTTTAGGGCAAACTTCGGATGGTAGAACAATTTATTTAAGAATACCACAAGATGAAACTGCAAGAATGTTAAGTTCTTTGTTTTATCAAGCTATGAGTACGCAATTAGATGACGAAAGTGTAGTAGGAAAAAAAGAACCTTGGACAGCAATGCTATCTTATATGGCAGGTAATTTCCCGCAAAAAGCACCTTGGTTGGATTTAATAGGACAGGTTCTTGGATGGAAAAATGGAGTAACACCTTATGATGATTGGTCTGGTATAAAAGCAGTTCCTCCTACTATAGAAGCTATGAAACATTTAGATGATAATTCAGTTTATAATAAAGAAATGTTAAAATGGTTTATTAATAGTTATACAGGACAAGGTTTTTATAAATTTAAGACTTATGAAAGTGAAGTTGAAATGGCAGGTGTTCAAGAAGAATTAGAGAAATTATTAGGTTTCCCTATTGTTGGAACAGTATTTGGTAGATTTGTTAAAATTGGTAATCATGGTGGAACAGCTAATTTATGGAGTGCTTCTACAGCTTATGATGCTTATTCAGCAAAAACTACATATAATGCTAAAATGTATTTATTCAAAATACTTAATGATAAAGCCCATGAAATTACAGATATAGAAACGAAAGCAGCAGCCCAAAGAATACCATCTTGGGCCAATAATAGATCAATGATGGAAACTATAATTAGTTTAAAAGGAGGAAATGTTATATTACAACAAATAGTAGGAGAACCCGATCTAAAGAAAAGAATATGGCTTACTATTAAATTTAAAAATTGGGCAAGAAAAGTAGGTATAGATGTTCCTAAATAGTAGGAGATATTCTCATGGAGAAGAAGAAGTAAATGTTTAAAAATCAAAAGAATAATGGTATTATAGAGTAAATAGAACTATGACAATTTCTACAACAACAATAAAAAATAGCTATTCGGGTGACGATAGCACAACAGTTTTTGCTTATACCTTCAAGATAGCAACAACGGCTGACATACAGGTTATTATTCGATCTTCGGCAGGTGCTGAAACTGTAAAAACTTTAACAACTCATTACAGCGTAAGTGGTGCTGGTGTTGCGACAGGTGGAAATGTAACGATGGTTAC